GATGTACTTTTGCTCTTTCCTCCTCGTATCCGAATACTTTTGGAATTCTGAAATAAATGATTGTAGCGTTGTCATGTTGTTTGACAACTGAGAAAATGTGCTTGAGCAAGTCTTTTCTAAAAGCTATGTTAGGAAAAACTACAAGCTCTCGAGCTCCTATTCCTGTTGTAGTCATTCTATTTATTTGGCTACCTGTGTACGGATATTTTTTAGGTTTCATTCTTCATGCTCCATTTCTTCAATCAGCCAATCCAGGTTCTTGCGTGCCTTCTTCAAATCCTCAAGGCCGTTCTTCTTCTGATGACGTAGTAAATACTTCAAGGCATTCCCTAAATAAAATCCTTTCAATTGTTCAGGTGTCATGAAGTTTCTTAAAGCATCGATGGACTCCATACCATATCGCCCTTGGTAGTGATTTGGTTTGTTTACGTTGTCAATTATTTCTGGGTTCATTCTTTCACCTCCAAAAGTTCTGGATTTTCGTAGATGTTTCCAATGATTTTGTATAGATGATTGAATTGAGGTTCAACAGAATGCAACCATTCTTGTCCCTCATGTTCTGATTCAAAATAAAAACCAATATATTGTTCTTTATATCCTAGACTATCTACATCAATCCACTCTCCAAACCTAACAACTTCTGGTCTTTTTATACCATCTCTTTTGACGATATCCCCCTCAAAGATTTCTTGACCATCCTTGTCTTTCAATCCTGTTGATTGCATGAGGTTAATGTCATTATTTACTATCCAGTCACCAGCAACTGAATCCTCATCAATAATCCAGATATTGCCATCACCGACCATCACTTCGTCTGGTTGGTACATACGACTTAACGAGCCACTATCATACGCTCTAAATTTAGGTTTCATAATCTCACCTCATCACCAATTTTCAAAAATTCGTAGTTGTCTTGCGATACTACGAAAATGCCGTAGTTCTGTATTGTGATTGTGTGCAGGTCGCCTATTTTTTCTTTATGGACGACTCTACCTTTGATTTCTGCTCCTTGATTGTCAGCTTTATAGACGATCATCGGGCGCTTTTGTTCTAGGTTCTTAATGTGGATACATTGCCAGATGTTCAAAGTAGCTGATGCCAGGATCCAGAGTACTATAAATCGTTTCATTCCGTTACCTCCTCAACTGTGAATTTAATTCGATGACTTCCGATGTTGAAGAAGTTATCAACAGCTATTTTCTTTTCGCTTGATACAATACTCATTGCAGCTTCCATCACTTTTTGACCAAATAAAAATTGATTTTCAAAAAAACGTTTTTCAAGTTCATCTAATTTTTGATAAGGCGATATGTACTTTTGTTCAACCGCCATTTCTTCTTCAAATCTTTTCTTTTCTTCTTCTGGAGATAACGAATGATTATAGATTTCTGGAAAATTAAGCTCTTTTAATTTTTGTAATCCTCTCATCATCTCAGCATAAGCATTTCTTTCTTTTGAGTGCTTTTGGTAATTCACAACACCTGGTTGTTGTTTAGCTAAGAATTTAATCTCCGCATTTGAAAGTTGATACTTGATACACATCTGTGCATCTATCCAAAAAACATCTGCATCCCCCCTATGCCAATTAAAGTCATTTCTCTCTAAATCCAATAGCAAGTCAACTACTTCTTGACCTCGTTGGCTTTCTAGCAGTTCATTGCCAACAGGCTTAGTTGCCATGACTTCAGCAATCCATTCTAACCAGATAGTATCTTCCATCACTCTACCTCCTCCATCTTCACCTTATACAACCGATTACCTCGATACTTGCTCTCGAGCTGAGCCTTGCATTTGCTTGCATCCCCCTCTTTTTTGAAAAAGTGGGTTTCATCTACCATGTTGTCAAAATACAATGTTACAGTATAGCTCATAATTACACCTCTTAACTCATTTTGTGGCTTTCCAGGTCTCCGAATTCGTGACCTTGATTGACAAAGTACGAACCAATCAGAATAGCATCGGCCTCGTCGTCTTTAACGTTCAGCTCGAATTCATCGGACACTTTAGCAACCGCCTGTAGCTTCATAGATTTCTTGCTACGATCTTTGTAGCTGAACTTCCAATACTTGCGCCAGGTTGACACGTTGACAAAATACACATTATCAGCAATCAATCGTCCAAGTATGATGCCTGTTACAATTCCGATACTGATCATTGATTGTTGATTTGGACCCATGACCGAGTTCTTCTCAACTACGATTGACTCGAAGGGCTCGTCATATTTCTGCAAGGCCCTTGATTGAATAGCTCGCAATTCGCGAGCCATGAAGCGCCCACGCTCAAAGAATGACTTGCTCTTATGTTTTAAGACACCACTCTGGACAAGGTCAGAGCCGTGAAACACGGCCCATCCTGTCGCAGTAGTTGAAATGTCTAACGATAAGGTCAGATTTTTCATTGTAGCTCTCCCTTGATACCACAAAGGTCGAATAGGTTTCGCTTGTTATCTTCAACGAATTCAAAGAACTTCTGAAGTTCGGCCAAGTGGCGTTTCTCCCTCTTGACTCCAAGGCTCGTATGATACTCTGTTGGTGTTTTCGGTGTTACCCTGATGTCTAGCCAATAAAGAGGCTCGAACACGTCGCCGTTCGTATCAAGAGAAGCATCTGCGTCCGTATTTCTGAAATGCATCTGCATATCATATTCAATTTTGTTTGTAATCGTGATGTTCTTATCTACGATTTCTAGCGTGATACTTGTTCCTGGTATGTCGATTTTGTTTAGCATTTGTTTTTCTCCTTTATGCTGCTTTTGGCGCTAATTTTGTTTGCTTCATCCATTCATTGGCTATGTCCCAGACTTCATTCGGGACGTCTTGGTTATACTTGCCACGAAACTGGACTATTTTACCCTGCTTTACTTCCAGCGTGTAAAGAGGTGTTTTTGGTTGATTTGATAAGCGTACAAATACTATCAAAGTATCCCCTTTGAAGTGCTTATCTGTGTATGAGCTCACGCAGTGATGCAACTTCTTCCCTTCGTAGATCAGCTCGGCCACTTTTCTAGGGACATGGAATGCGTAACCATGGATGGTTTTGTCCATTCCTTCTCTAAGTTTGAATTCTGCTTCAAGCTGCTTGCGTTTCTTCTTATCTTCCAGTTTGCGTTTTTCTTCAACGAATTGATTGTATAATCCAACTGTGTGATTGTGCATGGCCGTGAAATCCTTTGGCACAAGCATAGCATCGCCTTCAGGCTCAATTCCCATTTCTCGAAGCATTTTGAGGTAATCAAGATATTCATTGAATTCAATACTATTCTTGATAACCCAATTCTGAAACTTATTGATCCCTACGCCTTTCGGTATATGCTTGATATCGTGGTAACTTAGATAAGACTCAATGCCAGGTACAAGTTGCCCATTCCGTTCTTTTAATCGACGGCTCAACTCAAATTCGCTAAAGCTGCGATTTGAATTCTTGAAAAATTGTTTATTCTTCTGAAGCCATCTGCGGTTCAAGGTCCGCATATCCACGGTTCTTGTAAATCCGATTCTATAATTTGGATACATGATTTCGTTTGCCAACCTATCAGCATGAATCTTCTGAGCAAACTCGATTTCAAATTTATATTTATAAAGTCGTTCAATTTCCCAAAAATAGATATTATCGAATTTCAAATATTTGAGTTCGGACACTTTTTGAAGTCTCTTTTCCCAGTTGTTTGGATAAAAAATATTTCCTGTGTAAAAACCACCGCTGAAAAAATTAGCGAATAGATACGGATAGTATTGCCCGTTGTAGTCTTGGCCAATCTTTGTGTGCTTGTCATTTTCAAATCGCTCTAAGTTCGTAAAATGCCAATCAATAAACTGTTTCCCTTCGACCAGCTTCGATCTAAATTCATAAGATTGAATCTCGATGCGTTTCGAGGTGCTGAGAATGATTGAGAAAAAGTAGGTCTTATCATAAAAAGTGAGCCGTGACGACTTTGTAAGTCGTTTTTCGATACAATGGCCAAGGTTCAAATCTGAAGCGATTATGGTCTTGTCCTTATTGCTCCATTTGTACGTTGTGATTTGCGAGTAGCACCAGCTCCAGAAATCTGCAGGTGGTTTCAATCGTCTTTCCGCTTCTCGCTTACATTGTTCATTGATCTTGCTCATGCTAGTTCTTCAAAAAGGTCCAGTTGACCTTCGACTACTCCTTTCTCCTTCTTGATTTTAGGTTTCTTGATGATTTCATCATCTGGCCCTGCGCCTTTCCTGATTTTGGCCACGTCGACCTTTTCTTCTTGGGGTTTTTGTGGTTTGTCTGCCTTATTCTTTTTGACTGGCTCAACGGGCACCTGTTCGATGTTGGATACTTTTGAATTTGAGATAAAATATTCTCGAATCCATCCAAAAACAGTATTATCATCTATGCAAGCCACTCCATCTTCAGCAAATTTGCGGGCTTTTTCTTTCGCATACTTAAGAGCGCATTTCAGAGAGTATCGCTCTTTTAGGATGCCCTGGAATAACTCTTCATCTTCTTGGTCACAAATCCAGTTATGAATGCGATCAAGTGCAAGATCATGTGGTTTATTTAATTCCTCTAGCAACTTGGCCAGGGCTTTCTCTTTGATTTCATTCATGTCATTTCTAAAAAATGCGACTGCCTCTGTGTGTGAGTTTGGCTAAATACGGGCAGTCGCTCGTCCAAGGTCACATGACCGATTGACGCTTTCTAGTTCGCAGTTTTACAAGAATGCACGGCTTGTTTTTATCTATTTACATTTCAATCAGGTCGTTCAGAGTAACGACTGCATCTAGTTTCTTCTGACTTCTGCAATAGTCACAATGTCCGCATTTTTTAGGTTTCTGTTGGCCTTGGATAACATCCCAGACTTCGACGATTTCAGACTTGATTTTGTCTAAGCCTTCATCAAGCCATTCATCGTCAATCTTCAGGATTTCACGGTCTGGAACTGCTTCCTTGCTGACTGCTACAATGTAAGGTCTAAAGTCCTTACCAGTCATCTGTTTTAGGAGTTCACGATACAGACCAAGTTGTCCATGATACCCAAAATTCAAAATGTTATTGACTGCAGCGGGTACTTTCTTCTTGAGTTCTGCGCTCCACTCTTCAGAGTAGATGGACTTCATGGTTTTTAGGTCCACAAAGTAGCCACGACTTAGATTGACACTATCCAGCTTACCCTTGACTGGTACGCCTTCGATTTCGCCATAGACAATCAATTCTTTTTGAACTTCATCCGATGAGTATCCGTGGTACAAACGGTTGAAGCCTTCATCATCTTTCAGACTTTCAATCATCTTATCGCCAATCACAAAGTCGGATTTGAGGTTTCCTTTATTCTTACCAGTCTTGGCTAGTAGTTTCTCGCCATTCTCGTCCATGAACTGCTGATGTGCTTCTGGACTCTCAAAGTAACTGTGAACGTAGTTCCCGAGCAAGAGGGGCGTTTCATCCCTCTCCTCGGTCCATTCTCCACTATCCAAGGCAAAGGCTTTTGCTTGGCATTGCTGATAACGTTTGAAGCGTGAATTGGTCAACCAGCTTGTGTCTTGGTAGTAGTTCTCTTGTGTTAGTTCTTCCATGTGTCCTACTCCTTAACGTTGATAGTGTTACCTTCAAATAGGCTCACTTTTTCCAAAACTTCGCCCGTTTCTTCGTCAAAGTCTGGAATCTCATCTGCAGGGTAGCTTGTATCTGTGGTTGTCACTTCAGGATCGATGACCTCTTTTTTCTTGCGAGGTGCTTTTTTAGGTTTTTCAGGCTCCTGAACCTCTGTCACTTCTTCAGGTTCGACTACTTCGCCCATGATGGCATCAAGCGTTTCTGCTGGTTCGCTTGGAGTGATGTCCTTAACGTTGCGCTCGTTGTCGAACTCGTTTTCAGTTGTCCGATTGACGGCATCGATAAACAAGTCATTGTCGTCCGATGTATTAAAGAATTGTTTGGCAGCACGATTGATAACTGTGCGCTTGGCCATTTCTTGAGGGAAGTTCTTCTGTACGCTTCCGTTTCGTGATTGCGCCCAGGACTTATCAATTTCCTTCTTAGTCATGATCGTGAGGATTTTCTCCCCGTCTGTTTTTTCAATCACACAATAGGCGCCCTCGATTGGATTGTCCTGGTTCTTCCAGCTAGACTTGTGACTGACAAATTTCCAGCGCCCGTCCACGTTTTCAGCCTCGAACTCGTCGCCTTCAAAGATAATCTGAGCATAGATGTCTTTTACTTCAGGTAACTGTTTGACGACCTTCATGGTTCCAAAGTATGAACGGTTCAATTTGACCGTATTCCCATAAGGAATGAAGTAGCATTGTGTCTTAGCAGGGCTTAGACCTTGTGTGACCATATCGAGCAAGGCATTATACACGCTTTCAGGTGTGCATTTTTCTAGCAAGTTCCCGCTAGCTGAATTTTTAAGGGCATAGTAGGCTGAGCTTAGAGCGTTACTTACGCTATAATTTGGTGCGATTAGCAAGCCTTCGCCTTTCATGGCTTCAATTCGTGTTGCAACGTTCGATGTGATTTGTTTTTGTGTTAGTTCGTTTGTCATTTTTTTCTACCTTTCGTTTTCTTCAAATTCCAATTTTCACGCTTCAAGCGTTTGTTTTCGTTTTGCAATTTCAAAATAATGTCTTGTTGCTCATTGATGATTCCTCCGAGCTCTCGGCCAATATGGATATAATCGGAGCGCCACCGTCTGATTTCTGCTTGCAGTTCTTCAATCATATTTCATCACCTACATATCGATACCGACCGCATCCAATATATACATACTCGCTTGGGTCAAGTTCTTCTCGCTCTTCAGGTGGTTCCATCATGTCCCTGTCGTAGTTAAACAATCCGTCCATCTAGTCGGTCCTCATACTTTCTCCAGAGCTTAGCAATTTCCTTCAGGTACTTCTTGGTGTCATTCTTTTTGTACCAATCTAGGCGCTTGCGTTCGTTGACTGATACGCACGGATAGAGCTTATTCTCAATCTCTGGTATCGTCATCTTCTTCTTGCTCCTCTTCTTCGTCATCTTTAGCTTTAACTATGATTTCTAATCGTTTTGTGGCTTCATCTACTGACTTGCCGTCTAAAATATCCTTGATCATGTGGCTTACATCGTGCATCGTTTGAGCCTTCGCCTTGCCGTTTTCGGTTTCTGGCATTAAGCCGATGTCTTGTAGAGCTAGAAACGCAAGGCTGAAAGTGTGTAATTCTTTCTGAAGTTGCTCAATCTTCTTGATTGTTTTGATTGCTTTTAGTACGTTGATCATGTTATTGTTCTCCCTTTTGGTTAAGTTGTTCTTTTTCTTTGTAGATTGCTAATCGTTGTTTTAGATCGTAGTTTTCTTGCTTGGTTGCAAAGTGGCTCTTTTGCTCTTCAATAAGATCATTCATAAGCTCGACTGCGACCTCTCTCCAGTCAAGGTTGATTACCTTAAAAAAGCGTTCATGTTTGAGTTTAAATTTAGTAAATAGTTTCATGGTTGCTCCTTCTTAAATTGCAGTTTTCTTCCAGTTTTCGTGATACCATTCAATCACGGCATCCCTTGGATATTTTTCGCGCTTACCCTCAATTCTTGGAAAGTCTGCGTGTCGGTTGAAACGCTCGTCGAACGTCGTCGTGTCCTTTGTTCCAAGTAGCATCTCTGAGCATTGCGACTTGTTCAGCTCCATCGGATAGCGCTTTTTCTCGTCTGTGATGATATTCATCACTTTTAACGTTCTATCCATTAAACCAGCTTCAAACTGGTCTAATAGTTGCATCATTAAATCGTTCATGTTATAATTTCCTTGAATAATTTTGTTGAGCGCCTGATTGCCGTCAGGTGCTTTTTGTTGTCTTCTAATCAGATTTTTCCTTCTCGCTTTGAGTTTTGGCAATAAGGTCTGAGTAGGCTTGCTCAAACGCTTCTAAAACTTGAGGATCCACAACCACGCCATTAGTTTCAATAATATCTGGTGTAAAATCAATAGTGATTTTTGGTTTTCCGTTCGCAGGCATTTCTAGTCTGAATCCAGTGACCCCACGCCCCAATTCCCAGTCATTTATTTTTACTGAATACCCTGAAGAATTAAGAGATTGACCCTCAGTAGGTTCTTGCTTGGGCTTAATACTTAGTTTCAATTGCTTCATGCGCACTCCTTTTCAATTTTGCAAAGTCCTAAATTTGAAATTTTTAAATTTCTCTCTTTTATTTATTAGTATTAGTAGTTTGTTGTTTTATTAGTACTTATTATTAAATTAGTACTTGTTATATAGTTAATATTTATTAGAGGGCAATTTTACACATGGCAATTTTACACATGGCAATTTTACACACGGCAATATTTTCCAACTGTATTTTTTAAATTTTCCCTTTGCCTGTGGATAACTCCCTCTCTAAATTTTCTTTCAAATATTCAAAGTAGCTGTCAGAGATAGGCATATCAGAGAAAAATCTATGGACTGCGACACCCTTTCCTCTACCCATCCCTAAGCGATAGACTCTCAGGTATCCAGTTTTTTCTAAGAGCTTGAAATGCTCATCTACAGTACGCCTGCTAATTCCTAGACGCTTTGCAATTTCCTCAGGATAAACCACCCAGTCAGCTTTATTGGTCAAGATTACAGCTAATATGCCAATCGTGGCTGGTTTTAGTTGTTTATCTTGAGTGAAAGCGTTATTGATTGATGTGTAGTTTTCGTGAGTATTCCTGATTATATACTGCATACCTCATATTTAATCCCCTTTCTGTAACTCTCGCTCGTTCATTCATACCTCTCCTAAATTATGATTTAATTCGTATTTTTTACCTAAAAAAATAAAATCCTTTTCAACATTGTATAGTCGAGCAAGTTTATCTAAAAGATCCATTGGAATTTTTGAACTATCATGCTCATACTTCAACAGTGTTTGTTGATGAATGCCCAGTTTGTCGGCAACTTCTTTTGCAGATAAGTTATAATTTGTTCTTATTGCTCTCAATGTCATTTTCGGCACGTTCCTACCTCCTTATTTTTCTATTTGTCCCTCGCAATTCTGCTATAATAAAAGCAGAAAGGAGGTGATGTTATGACTGATTATCAATTAGAAGCTTCTCTGATTGTCCTTGGCAAAGAGTACGAAAGAGCCAAGAAAGACGGAAAAGAAAGCTTCAGCATACATGTATCATTTTTTGATGGCTTAGATACTAATTGCCATCTTCAAGAGTTTGCAAGGCAATATCCCGTAAGGATTGCCCGTTTGAAGCCTGACCAAATAACTTTTCTAATAGACTAACTTCGTCTAATGGAAACGGATTATTTTCTATCCTATCGTTAAAAGTTAATAACACTTCGCAATCTTTGTTTTCAAAGTGATTGATAAATTCCACTCTCTCTACTCCGTCGAGAAACATCCCATCGACGAATACAGCAGGGTGGTTTTTTCTTGCAGTCAGTAACACATCGTGATCTGATGTTTTTACTGATACAGTTCTGTTAGTTGTCATTTGCCCTCGTCTTACTTTCCAGCGCCCTGAGTTCAATCTCATGGCTGACTTGTTTCAATAGCTTCTCACACGCTATTTTAGCTTCTCTGTACGTTGTGTTTTCGCTGATGAAGTAATCAGCTAGTTCGATGATTTTATCTTCCATTCAACCTCCTATATCAGCCTCAAGACTGATGAAACTTTCTCCTAATTTGCTATAATAACTTTGACTAGGACCTCTCACCGTTTTAGTCAAAATTTCAATAGAAAGGAGCAGTCTTATGTCGAAGACTCCAATAAAACCTGGAACAGACAATCAGAAACCCGGCCACTATGTAGAGGTGGGACCTCGTGGTGGAAAAGTCACTAATGGTCATACTGCAACAATTGAAAAAGGTGATCGGCTCCCTCCGACATCAGCTAAAGGCAACGGCTGGAAGAAAGTCTAATCTTCGTTTGCGTACAATCGTTCAATGGTTGTACGCTTTTTCCATAAACAAAAGCACATTCCAAAAATATTTATTTGAATCCATGCTTCAGCGTAATCTTTCCCGTTACTTGCATAATGAGTTATATAATGGTGAATCATTTCATCTCTCTTCTCCTTTCTCTTTTTTTCGCTCCGTGAGCAACAGCCTGCCAGGGAGTCGAATCCTGGTGCTACCGATCAGGCTACATTCATTTTGTCCATCATTCCTGCGAATGATGCATCAAAGTGAATGTCATCAATTTCGTCTTGAGTGAAACCAGCATCAAGAAGGTAACGCTCTTGGCGTTCGATTTCTTCTGCCAACTCTGTCCATCCGAAAGCGAACCGACGGCAGTTGTTCCAGAATGATTCAAGCTGACCATAGAGGAAGCGTTCCTCGTATGTGTTTTGAAGTAAGGTTTCTGCAACCACTGCTTTGAAGATGTTGATTGCTTTCTCGTTTAATGTGTTCATGGTGTTCCCCTCCGGTTTGTTTTTTGTTATTTCCTTAAGCTTGATTATATTATACTACGATTTAAATCGTATGTCAATGGTTTTTTCGATTTTTTTCGTAATTTTTTCGAATTTTTTATTTACAAAATCGAAAATAAACGGTATTATATAGTAAAGAAGATAGGAGGGAAAATATGGCAAGAGGACGAGGGAAATTAACTCCTCAAGATAAAGAGGATATGAAGGTCTTTTCTGCAAATCTTAACTCAATTTTATCTGATAGAAATTGTAAGCAAGCTGAGCTATCTCGAGCTACAGGGATACCGCCTAGCACATTGACAGGGTATGTTAAAGGAACTTCTTTGCCAATACCAGGTAATGTTCAAAAAATTGCAGATTTTTTTGGAGTTCCTAAATCTGTATTAGACCCTAGATTTGTAACTAATAATTCTATAACCGATGATTCCACCCCTATTACTTCCACCATCCGAACCATCTACGACCAACTATCACCGCCAAGGCAAAGCAAGGTCTTGACCTATGCCGAGAGGCAACTGAAAGAGCAGAGGAACGAAGGAGAAACGAAGAAAAACGAAGTATCGGAAGCTATTCAGCTTTATAGCTACGACTACTACGACCACCCAGCTTCTGCAGGTACAGGCCAGTATTTGAACGATGTACGAGTGGAGCGGATTGAGTTACCAGTAGATATAGACGCCGATTTTGTCATCCCCATCAAAGGGGACTCCATGGAGCCTGACTATCACGATGGTGATCTGGTATTCATTCAGACAAGCGTGGACTTGAATGATGGCGTTATCGGAGTATTCAACTACAACGGCGATGCTTATATCAAGCAGCTTGTTATTGATAAAGACCAAGCTTACTTACATAGCCTGAACCCAGCATACAAAGATATGCCAATCACACCAGACACCGACTTCCGAATTATTGGTGAAGTCGTGGACATTTATCGGGAGAAATAACATGAGTAACGAAAGTAGACCGATGGAAGTGATTAAACACAACCTAGATTGTCAATGTCATAGACGAAGAGAGTGGATTAGAGTCAATGATAAGTGGCATGCTATCGAGTTTTCAGTGGATGACCCAAATGATCCACCTATGACAGAGGAAGAGAAAGCCAACGTAGCCTTAATTCTTCAACAACACTTACCGAAAGAGTAAAAACAACTGTTTCTAAAATAGATATAGTTGCAAACAAAAAAGCCCCACGCTCTCAAACTTTGGCGAGTCTGAGCGTGAGGCAGCAGTATAGTAATAGGCATTAAATGGCCCGTTTTACTATACCCATTTTATCAAGAAATGAGGTGAAAAGCAAATGGCATACTTCAGAAAAAGGTCGAATGGTTGGGAGTATCGCATTTCATACAAGGATCCTGACGGCAAATATAAGCAAAAGTCAAAAAGCGGATTTAAAACCAAAAAACTTGCACAAGTCGAAGCCTTGGAAGTTGAGCAAAACCTTTCGCAGAATTTACTGACTGACAAAGATGTTACTTTGTATGATTTCGTCAAAATGTGGTCTGATGTTTACAAGCGCCCACACGTCAAAGATAAGACCTGGGACACATACACCAAAAACCTAAAGCATATCAAAACATATTTTGGATCCATGAAAGTAAAGGACATAACTCCCCTCTATTATCAAAAAAAGCTGAATGAGTTTGGCGAGAAATACGCCCAGGAAACGCTCGAGAAATTTCATTATCAAATAAAAGGCGCTTTAAAAGTCGCAGTTAGGGAGCAAGTAATCAGCTACAATTTCGCAGACGATGCAAAAGTTAAATCACAAATCGAAAACCGAGCTGAAGAGAATGACTTTTTGGAAGAAAGCGAGTATAAGGCTCTAATTTCGTCCACACGCTCGAATATCAAGTACGTGTCCTATTTTACCCTCTACATCCTTTCAGTCACTGGTATGCGCTTTTCTGAGGTTCTGGGGCTAACGTGGAATGACATCGACTTACAAAATGGAATAATAGACATAAACAAGTCCTTTGACTATTCCAAAACGCAAGATTTTGCTGATCTAAAAAATGAAACATCTAAAAGAAAAGTCCCGATTGACAAAACCACGATTAAAACGCTGAAAACCTACAAAAAGAAATATTGGCAAGCAAACATAAAGAACCGTGTCTGTTTTGGTGTGTCTAACTCGGCTTGTAACAAACTGATAAAAAAGCTTGTAGGTCGTCCAGTAAGAAATCATAGTCTGCGTCACACTTACGCATCTTATTTGATTTTAAAGGGCGTTGACATTGTAACGATATCAAAATTATTAGGGCATGAAAGTCCTGACATAACTCTAAAAGTATATTCTCATCAAATGGAAGCACTCGCAGAAAAGAATTTTGAAAAGATAAAAGAAATTTTTCTAATTGCATAAATTTGGGGCGGATTTGGGGCGAACTACCCGTAACCTTTGATAAATAAAGGGTGTAAAATCCGTCTACCGCCTTTTTTATACTATTTTATAGGAATTTATCCGAAAAGAAAGCCCGTAAAATCGGGCTTTTTTGATTTTATTTTAGGATAAAAAAGTATAACTTTAAAAAACTTTTGGGGCGAGTTTGGGGCGGGGGGTGTTTTTTGAGCAAACAAAAAAACCGCCAGCATAAGCCAGCGGTTAAGTGTAATTAAATTTTGAAAGCCTTTCTATTTTTATTTTGTGGTGATGAGCCCGTCAGGCTCCACAGTAAATGATTCTTTATCTGCCAATCGGCCGTCAGGAAGCAACATGTACCAGCCATTGTTGTATTTAACAAAGCAATCTGACTTCATATCGCCATTTGTTTCATCGCAGTAGTACCACTTATCGTAGTACTTAATCCAGCCGTTCTGCATAGCACCATCACGGTTGAAGTAGTACCACTTATTGTTGATTTTCTTCCATCCACTGTTGGACATGTGGCCATCTTTGTCAAACCAGTACCAGTTCCCATCTGTATGATGTAGCCATTGGTCAGCATACATATAGCCTGACTCATCAAAATAGAACCAGTTGCCGTCAATTGCTTCAAATTTTGAAGTAGGGTAAGATCCATCTTTACGAACCCACCACCAGCCTGTATCATCATGTTTCCAGCCTGACTGATCTTCTTCAGGCGGTACGATATAACCTAAGATTGAATTGACTGAGCGCTCATTGTATCGACAAGGTCCACCAACGTCTAGATAATCCCAGTTGCCATCGATATTCTGCTCAATCGTCTTGATTGTAGAACCGTCCGAATCTTCATAGACAAGACCAGTGTGACCGTAGTTCACACCATCACCTGCTACAAAGTTCTTGACAAAGAACCACCCAGCCTTTGGATATTGAGCGCCATAAACAACTTGTAAGCCTGCTGCTTCTGCTGAGCGTAGCAAGTCGATAGCGTTGCCCCAAAGACGAATACCAAAGTATTCATAGATACCGTAACAAGTCACATCTGCGCATTGGTAGCCGTACATTCCGTCGTAATCTACCCCAGTTCCTGCATCTGCATGAGCGATGAGGTCGTTAATCATATCTTGTTTTTTAGACATTCTCATCGTTTCCTTTCGGTACTTCGTATTCAAGCGCTCTGTCGCTATCTTTGATACCAGCAGTTGTTGGATCAGTAACCACTCCGAGCAATACAAGGATATAAACAAACGTGTTCACGCCATCCTGAATGTTCTTTGGAACTTCAAAACCAAATTGTTGAGCCATAAGGAATACCGCCCCCAATAGAGCGATAAGAGTAACTTTATTTTGCAAACGTAGCTTCCAGTTAATTTTGTTCATTTTTTAATTCCTCACTTCTAGTTGTATGTATTTATTGTAGAGGCTGTCGATGTATCCGTTGCCTCCAAGTTTTTTGTAGCTACTGTGCATTTTATGCACGATATCTGATTCATGGACTGTTGTATATCCACGATTGATAGCAGTAGTCATATCCCTCTCTAGTCTCAGATACATTGTGACTAGATGAGCCTCGTCATGGACTACTAACTTATCATTTACCTCACTGATTTTCCTGTTATTATCCTCTCCGACTACTCGGATGTCGTTTACTGATGATTGGATAGTGCCTAGCTCGTCTTTGAGCTCATGAAACTGTTCTTTATTCAGATTTCCAGCCTTTATTGTCCGAACCCCAAACCAACCAGCGACAACTGCCCCAATCGTTGTAGGGTTTGTCAAGGCATTTATTATTTTTTCGATTATATCAACCCATGTCATACCCTCTCCTTACTCAATACGAGGCATGACCACTGTCAACACCCCTTGCTGCAACATATTAGCAAGGTCTTGTTCTTTGTAGGTATATCCCTCAGACTGTTGCATTTGGAACTTGAAGATGGTCATTGTGCCCTTTGGCCATTTTGCATTTGTTTCATACGGATAAGGCATAGCTACAATATCGCCGTTTGCATAGCGTGTGCTCTTGACTAGAGGTTTAATAAATGCAGCAACCTTATTATAGGTATGAGTTGGCATACCTCCATTTTGTGAAATTGCAAGAGCAATTAGTACCTCTGTAATAGCTGAAACAGTATCAAGATTTTCCTTGTTTTCACTAGCAGCTTGCTCAGCTTTATCCGTTGCCTCTTTGTTCTTTTGTAACTCTTGGGCTACCTTGCTAAAGCGTTCATTTTCGGCACGCTGTGGAAAGTTTTCTTGATATATTACATCAAGGGCAAGGTCAAACAATTCTGTATTAGATAAGCTGATTTTATCAGCTGGCAATAAGACAGGTACATAAGCACCGTCTGAGTTTACCAGCGTGACTTTGGTGGCGGACGCTGTTCCGCTGGCGTCGTATTCTTGGGACTTCGTCCCGTAATTTAATTTCATATAACCTCCTTTAAATTTTGAAAGATACATTGTCAAAGTTAAGCCAAGTAGCGTCAACGTTTTCCTTGACGACTATGTTACCGCTTGAATAGAGACCTAAAACAGCCACGCCATAGCTATTATTTAGGGCTGATACAAACATAGTTTGTTTAGGTCTAAAACCGACAGGTAAGACACCAATAACTGTCTCTTTTGTTGTTCTGCCTTTGTAAGCCGTTCCTCTGATGTAAACCACTCCATCAAATGTTTTTGAGTACTGAACTTTGTCGTAATCAGGATGATGTACCCAGCTGTTTTGCAAAGGTAGGACTTGCCAAGCAGAGTCTTGAGTGTATTTTTGGATGTCATCCTTTGTAGCGTACTCTTTCCAATCTTCCCAATCATCAATAGTCTTAGACCATCTGTGATGTCTGAAATAGACCTGACCGTTATTCCCATAAAAGAGCTGGATAGCCTCTTTATATCCGCCATCATTTTTACCATAGTTACTGTAATGAAACAGGTAGCCCCACTGTCCGCTAGGGTTTCCTTTTGCATTATTAGCTATATAATACTGACCAGGCCGGTCTAGTAGATTTGCATTAGTCACATTAGGCTTACCATCGAACCATAGAGGCCCTCCAGCATTTGAGGATAGCTGATACTGTTGAACAGGCTGGTCATTAGCGTAGATGTCTCCTTTGACGTCCAAAGCACCACGCTCACGGATTTTGTTGACTCCCACGCCTGACCTGTCATAAGATAATACCACGCTCTCCGTGGCAACGTTGACCATGAACTCAGTACGAGTGAATTTGTCCTCAAGGATACCGATGACCACCCACGACTGATTGGCAATATAATTGCCTGCAAGATTAGCCTGTGAATTGACTAGATTTGAGATACTTGCCCAGGATCCAGTGGCTGGTCCTGTGTCTACTTGAAAGTTAGTAGTCCCAAGCCTTGCAACCTTGAACGTCAAAGTCATTGTATTCTTTTGACTTCCTGAGACAGTCAGAGGGGCGATTTTGGCATTTCGTGTGATTGTTAGGGTGCTAGAGGTTGAACCCGTTCTAGCAATGCTAAATCTCAGTGCTGGAGCAAAATACTCAAGCACTGTGACAGATACCTCTCTAGCGTCTGACCATCTACCACGGCTATCAGATACACTAGCTCTGATTTTGATTGTGCCGTGATAGTTCATAATGCCAAGACTTCCACCGTTTGAGCTTGTGGACTGGTTTTTGCCGACGATTTCGGCATAGTATCCAGTGATGGATGAGCCGTAAGAGCCGACCGCACCATTAAACGCTACTTTGATGTTAGAGATTACCTGAATGAACGTGTTACCGTTTGGGATGAGATTTTGAGCTGCACCATTCAAGTCTGATAATGAAACCCCTGTAAATGTAGGCTTGACATTCGCTGGCACGCTAGCCGTCAAGGTAGTTGACTGTGTTCCTGTCTTATTAGATCCTGAATAGGTATCTACATAGATAGTACCTGTACCGCTTGCGGAGTTTGGAATGTCACTTGCAAAGTCAATAGGGATCGTCCAGCTAGTGGATGTATCCACATTCGTTGCAATCGTCCCTGACTTACCTGCCCATGAATAGCGCACTGTATGCTTGAAACTTGAGCTTTGACGGTTAATATTGATAGTAACTGAACTACCAATAACTCCAGGGCTCACGCTTACAGAGCTAGAGCGTGGGATAGTTGTCAGGCTAAGGCTTGCTGATACTGTGATAGTACCATGCAGGCCGTTATTCGGATTGAACGTGCATGATATAGGTAAAGTCTTAGTCCCATCTGCATTGTGACTGATTGTACTTGACCCACTAGCAAGCGTGTACTCCTCGCCTGATGTCTCCCACGTTGGGTAGCTGTAATGGACGTTACGGCCATCCAGATTAAGAGACAGCGTACTGTCTCCTTGATGGTTACGGGTGTAATAGGCGCCTGTACGGCTAACTGTCATCCGCCAGTTGACAGTTGAGGTGTTATCCGTGATACTCTGAGAGCCCTGCTCTACATAAACATTGAGATACAAGCTCCCACTTGAATTACTAAACTTTGCCATTTTACTCCTTTCTATCCAACGTAACGGATGACGTTCATGTCAGGGTTAATATGATACTGCTCTTCTCTAAATCTGCCTATTTGGATAGTCTTAGAGAAAATCCCGTTCTCAATGTGGATAACACCTTGAGAAATATACATAACCTCTACACCAGCGCTAAACATTGAGATACGGCCGTTAGGGTTAAACATCATGCTAGAGCTCCCGTCATTCTTACCGATGACTAGACCCTCATTTGAGGAACTCATATAGGTATCAATGAAATTCCATCTATCAGATAGCTCTCCAAGATCCTTAGCAATATTAGAGACACGCTGACTAGCTGAAATCAAATCTTTCTCAGCTTGCGCCCTTGCGGTCTCGTTAGATTGGACAAAGTCCTTGTAAGCCTTTATCCAATTATCAAGTGTGTCAGCGCTAGCTTTAGCCTCAAGCTCAGCCTGGATAATTCCAGCTTTCTCATTTAGAGCGTTGAGTTGTTCTTGAGTTAGCCCTTGATCGGCTTTAGAATCTAACTGCTTTTGAGTCTCTGACCAGTGAGGTTGCCAGCTCGTCATTGGTATAGCTCCAACTGTTAAAACGGCCCAATCAGCATTACCGACTCCCTCAAGCTCGACAGTAAAAAATGAAACAGTATCACCAGCATTAAGATTTTTGGTTGATGTGAAAGTAGCACTCCAAACATCCAACTCAAAGCTATATGCTAGACTTATCCACTGCCAGCTATCGCTAGGATTTTCACGAATCCCAAAGCTAAGCGTGCTGTTATCACTCCTCCACCACCTAGCGCTTAATGTGTACTGTTTGCCTGCTTTTAAGGGTTCAGCCAAGATGAAGTCTTGCTGATGTTTATTTCTCCATCCAGCATTTGAATCAAGTAAAATGTTTCCTGATTGCTCTGTTGTCCCAAATAAAGCTGTCCACTTATAGCTTGCAGGATTCTGACTATCCGCCTCAGTGAAATCCGTTAGCGTACCTAAAAAGCGCTTGTTAGTACTATCAGAGGTGCTAAAGCCATCACGACCGTCAGCGGAGTTAGCCCAGGCTCGATGAAAGTATGGAGTCCGTCCATCTGCTCCAGGCTTACCTGGAATACCTTGAGGGCCGTCCTTACCGTTCTTGCCATCTGGCCCTTTCCACTTGTTCCAGCGATAGTCAGCAGGATTGATGCTGTCAGTTGAGTTGAAATCAACATAGACCCCTATATAGGCCTTGTCAGCGTTAGTTTGGCTAAATCCACTACCTGAGATAGTATCGGCGTAGGCAATGTGAGTGTATTGTGTACGACCGTCAGCTCCTTTAGGTCCAGGGATACCTTGGTCACCCTTTACGCCTTGCAAGCCTTGGAGTCCTTGTAAACCACGTTCTCCACGGTCTCCCTTTTCGCCTTTTTCTCCTCTTTCACCTTTGGGACCTATTGCCCCCTGTGGTCCAGGGTCACCTTTCGGTCCTGTATCCCCTTTTTGACCTTTGAGGCCATCAGACGTATTGATAAGAGTCAACTGATCAGACGCTACCTCTTTGTTATCAATCCAAGCCGAAACCGTCAATACCATTTTTTGATTGATGTCCGAGCCTCGGACAATATAACTAGGGCTTGTGGCTTTGATTACACCATTCACCACCCAGCGCCATCCACTATTGATGACTTTGTTCCCTCGCATTAAGGAAGGGGTCACAATCGTCTGACCTTGACCATTCTTAAAAGCTATACCGTTGTCTGTAGTTAGCTTGATAGTGTAGGGCTTAGCGTCCTCTATCAACCTGTCTAGCTGTTGCTGAATGCCTTGAGATAGACGATTTTCAAGCGCCTTAGCATTTGAGAAAGTGGTCTTGTTATTCTTCGGATTGGTAAAACTGATGACTTGCTCAGATACCCTCATCTCAAGCAATAGAGCAGGGTTAAAGCCGTCATCATAGACTTTGACTGTATCTCCGATGTCTAAATCAGCAAATCCCTCAGCCTCGTAAGTGACTGCTGGGTAACAGTTCTTTTTGAGCTCGCGGTAGGCTGCTGATCGGATGACCTCAGGATTTGAACTCTCTACCGTCATATCCTTACGAGTCCACTGGTCACGGTCACCTGTTGAATGTGTGAAAGTACTCGGATACATCTGCATTGAAAGAGGCGCATATAGTGCAGCTCCTGACTGATAGAACTCACGCTCGCCTTTTTCGTTATTGACCGACCAAGGACCAAGTCCGCTGATGTCAATAACATTGCCGTGTTCGTCCTTACCAGTAGGTACTACAGTGTTGTAGATCCTGGTCTTATCAATCGTGCGAGTAATGGTTTTTAAGTTCTTACCATACCTCAAAACAGTAGGGCTGATTTGACCTACTCCCTGGTGACTATCGTCGTGCTCATGATAAACATTGACTGTAAATGACTTGATGGAGCTGTCAGCGTTGAGACGTGTATCAAATTCAATTTCTGCGCCAAATTTCTTAGCTAGACTAAGTAGTCTATTAAGTTTGGTGTCTGTGCCCTCCCACTCAGCTGAAATCTTCTTGTCTGATACTTCATTAATACCGATTTTTAAGAAAGTAAAGTTGAGCAAATCCATCTCCTCGCAAAACTCCTTAAAACTCATAGCCTTAGGTGACTTGTAAGGGATAGAGTACTCATTGATCAGCTCAAGGTTTAGGTTGATACTGTAACACTTAATAACTTTCTCGTTTTCCTCAATTTTTCGGATGGTGTGTAAGTAGGTCTTGCCTTTGTAGTGAAAAGACACAAAAGCCTTCTCGTTTAGAGTATTGTAGGCCCTTTTCTGCCCGATGTCTGAGATAATGGCCTTTTTAAAGACCGTAAAGTCAAAGACGCTGGATCCTGTCTCGAGGTATCGTGTCCAGGTATCATTGAAATAGTTCAACGTCCCTTGCTTGTTATTGTCGATGAATGCCACTTTCCTCAAATTTGAGTCGTGAATTGTTAATAACATTACAAATACCTCTCTTCAAACTCCACTTTGATAGTAGGCTTGGTCTTAATCCAACTTGAGCAATAGACTTCCAATCGGCTATTGCCTGGAGGGATAGTCAACCAGTGCGAGCCGTCAACGACGTCTACTGTCCTCTCAATTCCGTCAAGCGTTACTGAGTCCGTCTCGCTATTGACAATGAGATTAGAGCCGATAGGGTACCGATTAGGTACATCTCCAATAGATGGCACAAAGTCCTTACGAAACATCAACTCATCAACGTACATATTCGACACCATAGGTTTATCGTGATAAGCTCCTAAGGTCACATGGATTTTAGCTGATTTTCTATCCTTGATTTCAGGAATGACAAAGCTATAATACGAGCCATTATAGTAGATTTGGACTCGCTCTGCGTTTCGCCTAAGTTCAAATTGGCCTCTTGCTGGCACAAATGGATTTTTGTTTTTGTCGTCGGATCCAGTAAAAGTGAAACATTTCAAAAAGTTATACTTCCCTTTGCCGTCTGAACCAAAAACGTTGAACTCGCATTCTTGCCCTTTAGAGCGTTTGAATGTTTCGACACCATACAAAAATTGACCACTAGTGTCTGATACGGTTATCTTGATAAAGCCGTACTGATCAGCACCATTTGACTGAAATACCTGCTTACAGAATAGATAATCATTGAGTGAGCCTACACCTCCAGCGCTATCTGTTGGAATGTCCCAGGAAAGCCCTGTCGCATAGTTCCCGTACTTGCCAGGCGTGGCTTGGTCTCGCAGTTTGATGTGTTTCTTATCCCAAAGAGTAGTCAATTCAGACACTCCTGTCACAGTTTCCCCGTTATCGTTCGTGATTGCTCTGTTTTTGACCGCTCTATTAAAAGCATCTGAAATCCTATCCCCTCTAAAGTCAATCAAGACCTCAGAGCGCTTGACGATACCTGTGTCGGTTTCCTCACGGTCTCCAACTTCAAAGGCTCCGCTGGTATTTACAAGACCGATGTAGCCATTCTCAGCATTGTGTTTGACCGTCACAATTGGAAAGGCCTCGACGTTGCCATTATTGACGAGGTCAAAAACAACCTTGTCACGCAATTCTTGACCATTGTCAAACCGTCTATAAGTCGAACTATGAGCGACTCCGTCAGGTACCAAGATTTCAAACTCGCCCTTCTGGAACCATCTAGCCACGTTGTCGACATCCACAGATCCAACGACAAGTCCCATATAATACTTGTCAGGCTCATCTGAAATGGTAATCTTAACTGGCTTGTCCGTGTTCAGAATCGTAGCCAAATCGTGCTTGGCCAATTCGGTATCTCTTGCCGTCTTTCTTTGCACGGCAAACTTGATTTTGATTTTTTTAGGTCCAGTTCTTACTTCCTGGACGTTAACGCCCAAAAAAGGAGCGTCATTTGTCGTGACGTTCCTTTCATTTCCTATCGGGCGTATTACTTCGCTTATTTTGATAACCTCAGAGAGGTCATGATTGTTATAGATTACTGTGTCCATTAAATAATACCTCTCATCATGTTATCGATCATGAGCTTGTCATTTTGGAAATCGGTCATCTGTTGGCCAATTTGTCCGACAAGCGCTCCACTTTCCATCATCATGTTTACAGGCCGTTTGACTGCTTTTTCAGCAACGTCTAGAGCTTGCTCGACTAGTCGGTTAGATTTCTCTTGTACGACCTTAACGCTTGCCTTGATTTGACGGTCAAGGTCTGATTTGACCTGAAGCGTCTTAGTAAGGCTCGACTGCCCTACTCCAATAATATCTTCAGGGGCAAAATTAAAGGCTTTGATTTGGTCGAATACATCTCCCATAGCGTCATCCACTTTGTGAGCATCTGCTAGGATACCAACTGCCACCCCTTGAGAAATATAGCGTCCGACATTGTCTCTAAACAAGCGTGATGGACTGTGGATTTTAGCCTTAGCCTGTGCAGCTCTTTCAGCTTGAGCGACTAGAGCATTAGCTGCAGCCGTCACAGCTCCTAGAGCTGAATACATCCCACTTGCTAACCCTTGGCCAATCATAGAACCAGCGTAGCGCATAGCACTAACACCAGACATCGCAGTAGCTCGAATAGAGCTGACCATTGTAGCCATTGCTGATGTTGCTGAACCCACTCCAGAGCGTATGCCATTTGTTATCCCTTCAGAAACTCCACGACCTGCCTGTTGGCCAGCCTGTATCATTTGAACTGATGACTGTGTAATCGCAGAAACAATCAATGTCATGCTTGACTGGACAGAAGAAACTGCTTGTGCCATCGCTGAAGCTATGCCTGAAGCAAGCTGAGAAATGGAAGCTGAAGCTGATGAAGCTGAAGCGTTAATCATCGTTAGAGTAGATGATATCGCTGAAGCACCGCTCTGTGCCATCATCATTGCATTAGCTAGAGCCATCAAACCTGTTTGTAACATCATGACACTTGCTACAGATCCTCCAAGGCTTGCAAATGAGCTCATAACCGATGAAGCAAAAGTGCTCATCGAAGCTCCAGCACTCGCCAATGTTTCAGGCAATGTACCAAGGCTAGTGCTTAGTGATGATAGAACAGTAGGCACTGACTGCAAAGCAAGACTTGCAAGTTGAGCCGATGTAGCAATCAACATCAAACCAGTCCCTGCTTGTTGCAATCCTGGCCCAGCCGTAGCGATACCTGAGTTAGCAATAGCAGTTAAACCAGCTGAAACAACTGTCAAAGTCCCTGCAAGGTCAGCTAAATTAAGACCGACAAGGATTTGAATGCCCTCTGCCATGTATTTAACGCCTAGACCTGCATTCTTAGCAGCATTACCGATGCTGTCAAAGATTCCAGCTACACCATCAAGTACATTACGAATAGCAGAACCAAAGGACTCAACTACACTACCAGCACTTTTCAAGATAGAGCTCACTTGTTCTCCAAATGTTTTCAAGAGATTAGACAAGCTATCAATGATAGGACTAATCTGAGAGAACATGCTGCTAAATGACGAAACAATATCAGCAATTGACGGAGCTATCGCAACGACCATTTCAGTTATAGCTGGAGCAAATGGAGCTATCGCTTCAACAATTTGAACGATAGCGTCAGCTATAATTTGAGCTACTGAAACGAATGCATTACTTATAATCTCGACGATTGGAGTCACTGCCGTTGCAATTCCTGAAATGGCTTCGCCTAAAGCTGTGATAAACGGAGCTGCTGCACCCATTGCCTCTCCGAATGCAACAACAAGAGGAGCGAGCTGAGCAAGAGCACTTGTTACTGTTGGCAGAACTCCTGAAACTGTAACGATAGCCTGGGCAAATGTGCTGATGATTGCAGTAGCAACAGTAGCAAATGCCTGCCCAACTGCGTTAATGATTGTAGCCACTCCTTCGCCTTGACTAGCAATGAGACTTAGGCCTGCAGCAATAATAGCCACTCCAGCTCCGATTCCGACTGCTGCAATACCAATCGCTCCGCCAAGCGCTAGGATATTGCCCATCCCTGCAGTTTTCAATGCAGCGCCAAAGGCTTGAATAACTGGCGCTAATCCAGAAAGAGCAATTTTGATACCTTCACCAATTCCTGTCGCAGCTGTTTTGATTGCTGTTCCTGTTGTTTTGATTAGAGTTGAGATTGATTTGAAGATTTGAGCGATTGCGCTTTTCGAGCTCGTTGCACCTTTTACAACTTCGTCTGCCCCTTCCTTGGCGCCTTTAGCAAATAAACCAAATGGATTAAAGTTCTTCAAGAAATTAAATGCCTTGAAAGCGACTAGAGCTCCTCCGATCCCTGTGATTAAACCTCGCCAAACATCTGCACTAATTGATTGAGTTAATTTTGAAATCCAACTCACGACTAAAGAAATAGCGTTCACGACGTGGCCAGCGGCTGCGCCTACGATATCCCAAGGAATAGCATCTCCCAATTTAATTGCAAGATCAAGAGCTGCATCCGTCAAATCTTTAAATGCTTGATAGGCGTTCTTGATTGCTCCTGTTTCAGAGAAAGCCTCTAGTGCAAACTGAAAGGCCATAGCCATATTCTGGATGATGACGTTAACTGTTTGAATGACATTCCCAACACCTTGGATAACATTGCCAAACCCATTGGATTCGCTTGTCAGTTCTTCAAAGAGCGACTGGATTGTCACGACTACATCTCGAAAAGTGTCCTTGAACGAATCGAAAACACCCTCATCGACTCCGAGTGAAGCAAACAAGGATTTAAAGCCTTGCTCAATTTTAGGGCCAGCTTCTGCTAGAGCCGTCTCAACGGCTTGTGGAAGCTGCCTCATGATATTCCCTACCATTGGCAAGAAATTGCCTAGTAGGAACGTAGAGGTAGTAGAAACGAGTGCCTTCAATGATGGGCCTATATCTTCTCCGAGCGCCAAATTCGCCAAGAAGTTGGAAGCTGATGCCTTCATTGCTGCAAACGAGCCACTAAAGGTCGTCTTAGCTTCTTCTGCTGCAACCCCTGCCACTCCTAATTCTTGCTGAACCAGGTCAATGGCTTCTACGATATCGGCAAAGTTGTTAATATCAAACTTCTTACCCATCGCTTTTTCAAGCTTGCTGGCATCTTTAAGAAGCCGTTGCATTTCTTGTTGAGTACCACCATAGCCTAGCTTGAGGTTATCAAGCATGGTATAGTTTCCCTTGGCAAATCCTTGATAGGCCATCTGGATTGAACCGATGTCAGTACCCATTTTAGCTGAGTTGTCGGCCATAGCCATGATTGCCTTATTTGCTGACTCAGCAGCCTTAACTGCATCCCCTCCAAGTGCTTTCTTCAAACTAGCACCGAATGAAACGGCTTGCTCTGCGTATGTATTAGCAGAGATACCAGCAGCTGCCGCAGTAGTAGCATATTGCTTCATGGTATCTTCGGCGCCTTTATAAAGCGTATCGATACCACCAAAGGATTGTTGGAGCTTTGCCCCTTCGTCCAAAGCAGTAGAAAAAACACTCTTCAAAGCATTTCCAAGGGATTGGACCCCTGCAATCAGAGCACCGCTCACAATATTAGCGCCTAAAACCGATTTAAAGACAGAGCCTACTCGCTCTCCGCTTTCAGCCAATCCACCCATCATGCTTTTTAAACGTTCAACGCCTGACTGTGCTTTATTGCCATCCATATCAACCTGGATGACAACTTTCCCATCTGCCATTGTATACCTCCTTTCTATTCGTAATAATCATATTCATCGTCTTCCAGTTCGTCGTCGTCTTCGTCGTCTGGTAGACGGTATTCTTTTTGTAATTTCCGCATACTCTCGATGTATTCCTGACTGTCGCCTTTTTGCGGCTCGTAAGAGCGAATCTTCACGACTTCTACAAATTTGGTTCCTTCAGGCAAACCGACAAGTAATGCGTTAAATTTTTTCCAGTGCAACTTTCCAATCTCTTCAATTAAGTCGATTTTGTAGGCTTGCATGAAAGAAGCAAAGATATAAGCTCCGTCATGCTTCACGTTGTAGAGTCTTTTCTGTGGTGCTTCTGACGACGTCGAGGACTTTATGACATTACCTGCCAGGTCGTACTCGACATCATCTTCCTTTTTGCCGTTTTGTATGTGTTCTTCAAAGATTGCCAATATTACTTCCATGGCCTCGTTCACGGTCAAAAAATCAAAAGAAACACCTGTCAAGATCCTTAACGCAAAGAAAGGTCGCATAATGTCCGAAACTTCGTCGTCTTTCCACAATTCAAAGACTTTCAAAACTCTATCGAACGATAAGAGCAGAGGGAAAGTCTGTTCTTTGCCTTCAATTTCTAGAACAAGCTCATCAACTAGCTTTCTAGAAATATCTAACATGGCATCACGCTAGATACTTCTTGAATGCATCTTCTGAGTTGCGCTCTTGATAATCTTTGATAATTCCATGGATTGTCTGGATCAGATAGTTAAATGCGACTGTCGAATCTTCTTCTGCGAATTTGAATACTTTTTCAAACTCTTCAGCGCCAAAAAGACGAGTCCACCCGTCCTCAACGATTTCTCTGCCCTTCTTAACGATTGCCTCGTCAGAAAGTTTCTCCATTTTTTTCCATTCTTTCTTCAAATTATCAAGAAATGAGTCAAGTTCTTTGACGCCCTTGTCATTTGCTAAATATTCCAGTTGGAATTCTCCAAAGTCAATAGGGATGATGTTACTAGCTTTTTTAATGACTACCATGTTTATGCTCCTTTTTAAAAAATAAAAAGGCGTGATAATTCACGCCTTAGATTATCCTGGTACTACTGCTGATTTCTTAGGTTTACGAGTCCATACGACCTTAAACTTAATACTTTCATTTTCAGACGCTTCACCGTCTCCGATTTCGATACCAGAAAGACGAGCTGGCCCCTCGTATTGAGTTTTTCCAGTTGCGTCAACTTCCTTGTACCAAACCAAAAGCTCGTCACCTACTGCGTCTTCTTTATCAGCGATAAAGTTCTGAGCCTTGTCGTCTGTATCACGAACGCCTTCAAAAGAACGGCCTCGTGTCTTACTGATCACTTGTTCTTCAGGTGTTCCGTCACCGGCAAAATCTGTGAAGTCGTCTGTCTTCTCATCGTTCTCTGGTGATGATGACTTGAAGCCTTTAGCAATCCAGAGGTAATCTGTTGCAGTTGGCGGAGTGTCTGGAGTTGCTTCTTTGTAAGGCGCAATGTAATGTTTACGTTTTACGTTTTTATTTTTTGGCATTAGTTATTCATTCCTTTCAATTTCAAGGCTGGCAGTTACGTCCAGCAAGTAAATGTAAAAGCCTTGCTCGTCTAAATCGTTTAAGTAAGGCTTGTCGACTTTCAAACCTAAAAACTCGTAAGAACCATTCTTACTTGGCAATTCTAGGTCCATTTTTGATAAGGCAGCGTTAATCTGCCACAATGTATTATTGTTTAATTCCTGATCTCGTGACTTGATAGCAATTTCAAAGGGCAAGCTGACTGTTTGAGTCCCAGCCATGTCCTCGTCTACAACCTCTCCACCAGCTAGAGGGAATACTACTAACCCCTCTTTCTCAGCTAAATAACCGTGTTTAGACGGGATTTTGTCTTGAATGCCCTTGATATATTCAAGTAAGACCTCTGCAAAGTCATTGTTTTGGTTCATTTCAATCCCATCGCTTTCAATCCGACATCAGCCCACTTCTTAGAGTGTAGGGCTGCGGCTTTCTTATCCCACCTTGGACCAGTTCCAGGCGTTGGCCGTTGGCTCAGCAACTTCTCCTTGTTTGCAAAGAAAAACTTTCTTTGTTTCTCAGAAAAGAACCCTTTCCGCTTCTTGCCATAGTAAAGCAATCTAGCGTAAGGTGTCACATACACTACCGAATCCTGTCTGGCATGGCCACTAGCTCTTAAAATTCCCTTCCTTTTAGGGACGTATGGATCCATGTCCAGTAGCATTTGGTTGGCGATGGCCAACTTGCCCTTGGCGAAGTTCTCAGACGATACCTTCTTCTTAACGCCGTTCAGGTCAATCTTGACACTTGCACCACCACCCACTAAATCACCTCGATTTCATAAGCTAAAAGCCTACTTGTCAAAGGATGATACTGAGGGATGATGTTTTTAACAACGTAGCTGACTCCGTTCTCTTCGACGATGCCACCGATGAAGCTCTTGTCGAGCGACACAGGGCAGTATTTATGATAGACAATCACGGTTGAAGAGTTGGACTCGCTACGATGATTGCCTGAGCCAGAATGAGAAAAGGATCTATCGAACTTGCAAGGAGATAATAAAAGGGGTTCAGAGTAAGCCTCTTTTCCCCAATCATCCTCACCGATTGACTTCTTGATAGTCACAGAATCAGGTAGCATTCTTTTATCTATCATAATCAACCCTCATAAAGCCAAATCCAGCCATTCTAAGCCAGTTTTCTGTATCCTTGGATAAATTGTACCGCTCAGCCACTGAAAGCGAACCTGAGCCATTCTGTGAGCCTGTGCGATAGCTTACCGACGTCCGTCCAACTGACATACTAGCAATAGACTGCTTGTCCTCTGCTGTCATGACTCCTGAACTGTCTAAATAAGCTATCTGAAAAGCCGTAGCGAGCTTGACCGCTCTCTTTCGTGCCTCATTATCGCTCTCAAAGCTATTCAAGAAATAGAAATCCCTTGTAAAAGCATCGATTGCGAGTTCTGCTCGCTTTAAAAGCTTGTCAAAATCGCCCTCAACTTCAAATCCGAGCTTCTCGAACTCTGCTTTAGTTAGGTAAGACATCAAATCACCTCCTTAAAAGGTGGATGTCTCCACCTCAACTAATCCCTCGTCAAGATCCTCAACGAGTTCCAAACAATCAACTAGTGCGTTGATTTCCTGCGCTTCATATTTATCCATATCATATACCTGACCTTTATCAAAATGACGGTCAGACTTAGCCAGATAAACGTTTAGCTTTGCTTGATACTTAGCCATTCAATACCTCCAAAAGCTCGTCTTTTGTCTTGTTTGAATAGCCTTCAAGCCCTCGCTCTTTAGCAAGAGCTTTCAGCTCAACCAAGGTAAGGTCTGCGAGTTGATGAGTAGCAAGTAGCTCTTCAAGCTCCGCCTCGTCAACCACTTCTTCAAAGCCGTCAGCGACTAACTGCGCTTCGAGCAAGCTGCCTTCTTGGACTGTGTAGACCTGGTTCAATTTTTCATACTTCTTCATGGATTACCCCCTTATTAGGCTTTGTGAGAAACGTAAATACCGTCTTTCTTAGTCTCTAGGACAAAGAGGTCGTGGTACAAACGGTTTTGATACAAGTAGCCGTCACCTTCTGTGTGTTGGCCAGGTGCGAAAAGATAGATAGAGTTAAACTTAGCTTTAGCGATTACTGCTGGCTTAGCAACGATCAAGAAGTTAATGTCTTTACCGTCTGCAGCTTTAACAAATCCAGTAGTGAAATCAAATTTAGTCTTGAAGCGTGCATCGTCCCAAACTTCGATAAGCTGAACTCCATCAAGTGAAGTGACACGAGTGTCGATACCTTGAGGTGATGTAGTAGCGATTGAGCGTGTGAACTCTTTAGAGCGTTCTAAGAAGTCCATAACTTCGCTAGAAACGTAAGCCACAATGTTCTGAGCGCCATATTTACGAACTGGCAAAAGGGCAGCTTTCAAGCGTGAGTAGATATTCACTTCTGACAAGTCAGCTTCAGACTTGAAGTGGCTGTTTGTGATAGCTTCTGTTGCAAGTTTAGAGAAGCGGTAAGCGTCAACTTCCGGAGTAGCGTGTTCAGTAATGAATGTGTTAGATACGTTAGCAGCTGAAAGTTCTTGGTTTGTTTCGTCTACGTCTGCTGAGTCAACAAAGAATTCAACGTCACGGTCAAATCCAAGCGTGTAAACTTTCTTGTCAGTTGAAACTGTACCAGCGTTGTAGCCTTTAGAACGTGTATGTGCCTTGTAACCAGTTACTGCGATTGTAGGCAATTCAAACGATTTAGCACCTAACCAGTTTACCTGTGGCGTTTCCAAAATGTTAGTAAGTGCACCTTGCATCAATTTCTTTTCAAAAGTGCCTTCATGTTTAGTGATATAGTTAATTGTCATTATAGATCTCCTGTTAATTATTTAATCCTAGAGCCTTCAAAAAGGCGTCTTCTTGGTTCGTTCCAGCCGTTGGATTTCCTCCAGCTGAAAATGTCGGCTTCTTCTCCTCAGGTTGCTCTGTGCGACCAAACTGAGGGTATTTCTGTAACACTTGACCGATAGCATCTTCAATAGACACCTCATCGGATACCAAGCGATTTGAAAGAGTGATGACATCGTCTACAGACTCAGCATTTACTCCCAAAGTTAGAGCTGACAGTTTAGCTTCAAGAAGTCGTTGACTTGATAAAGCAGCTTCTAACTCTTTCTCTTTAGCAGCAAGCGCCTCTGACTGTTTCTCTGCCTCGCTCTTTTGTGAGTCTTTCCACTCTTTGAGTTGCTGGAGTCCTTCTTTAGCGCTCTTGATGTCCTCAAATCCTAGGCTTTTGAAGATTTTTTCTTGCGCTTTTTTGGACTCTTTAGCTACAAGGCCAGTCACTTCGTCCTGAGTGAATGTCTTGATAGGTTGCTCTTGAGTTTGTGACTCAGTGTTTTCTCCAGCGTTAACTGGCTGGTCAGTTTGTGCTTGAATGTCTTCTGGCATTCTTCTGTCCTCCTAAAATTAGGTATAATCTTCCGTTCTTTACCGACTGCGGATAAAGTCAAGCAAAAAACCGCATCGAATTCGACACGGTTTGTATAAGTTTTGTTTCTGTCAATGTTTAAATCATTTCCTTAATCTTGTCATGATATTTTTCAAGCCACTCACGATTATCAGATAGGTTATAACTTTTTAATTCTTCCAACATCATAGGTATATTGTCATTTAGCAGGTCAAATAATGGTTCGTTTTCAATTTCCAGCAAATCACCTTCTTTTGAAGCTAACCACTCGCCAAAATCAAAAGAGAAATCCCAGACGCTAACTTTCTCATCAAGGACTTGTTCAAACATTTCTAAAACTTCTTTACTTTTATTCAATTTTAGTAAATCCTTTCTTAAGTTTATTTTGTGGAAATACAGTAACAACTACACCAGTGGTAGGCTCTGTAAAAATAGAAATCCTGTTATAATATCTGACATGCCGTCCATCTCTATCAGAAATATAATTTACTGGTTGACTCATAATGTTAAGGATAGATTGGTAGTTGTATTTTATTGTTCCATTTTTGCGTTGTAATCTCTCAATGTATCTAGCGATACCATGATCACCAAATAAAATCCCGTCTTTTTTGAAATTCCAATAAGCCTCTTTTGCTTGTTCTTTTTGCCTGTCGTTAAGTCGTTCTTTTATATCACCGTTAAGGTAAGAGATGACACGATTATCATGCCTAAGTTGCCATTTTTGGTCACGGTCTAAGGCTTTGAAATCACTATAAGATTTAGGGGCTTTATTTCCTAAATTTTGTAGTATTTCAGAATACTCCTTTTTGGAGCGTTTGTCAATAGTTTTGTATAACTTTTGAACTGCATCATCATTGTAGCGGTATCTTTCTCTTTCCTCATCTCGTTTTAGGAATGGGTGCTTATCAACGTAATCTTTCAAGGCTGATGTCTGAGTTCTTACTTTTGCCTTGTACTTGTCTATCAGTTCTTTATCGCCCAATTTCTCAGCGACGTGGAGCTTTTCCTTATTCGCTCGGATAGACCTCTCTAGAGCTCTCTGCTTAGCTTCTGCGTTAGCATTTTCTTCTGCTTGCTCTGGACTAACCTCTGCCACATCCTCGCCTAAATCAGGCTTATAATTGGCTCCTGGAATGAATGGCGTGATCATATGTCCGCAGTTAATGCCCAAGCAACCTTCTGGACGACCGTAACCATAGTCTGACAAAGCTAAAATCTTCTCGCCATGCTCGACTCTAGCGTGACCAGTCGTGACTATTTCATGTTGCAAAGGTGCACACGACTTACGAGCTGACGCCTTTTTTGAAAAATAAAAGGTATCAATGCCCAGCTCTTCAGCTGGTCTAGTTCGCATTTCTCGAAAAGTTCGATAGGTTGTCGTCTTGATAACAGTTCGAGCATAGTTGTCTATCTTCCAGTTACGTCCAGCTCTATCTTGGAAGCCTTGGAACCCTTTCTCTTGCCACTTCATGACCGTGTCAGAGATAGCCTTATCGGCCGTAGAGAGTCCTGTAACCACTCGAGCGACAGATTGCTCCACAATTCCTTGATAAGCGCCGATGACGGCCTTAGGAAGTGTTGTGTTGATTAGGTTGTGGAGTTCGTCGACTGCTTGGTTGGCATAATCAGCAAGAATCTCTTGAATGTAATTATTACCTCCCAGGGATCCACGACCTAAATCTTCCATGAGTTGTTGCTTCGTGTCTGTGTAGAGCTTCAAGCCTTCGTTTTCGACAATGTGTCGCAGTTGTTCTTCAGCTACACCTGAACGCTCAGAGATTATTTTTAGGTTCTCCTCGTTCAAAATGTGCATCTGCTGCATCTTCTCGAGCTGCCAGATGTATGGTTGCTTGTCAAGATAGACCGTGCCACGCTCCGTCACACGTTCAACCACGTTATCAAACAAGTCCAAAGCCAGCTGATGATAGATATCTGCGATATTACTCGCTTGAAGTAGCAGTTGCTCGTCATTGAACTGAATCGGTGGCCTCTTGTTTCCTTTCATTTAGCATCCTCTCTAGCCTAGTTCTTGTGCTTTTCATAAATAGCTTGGCAGGGTTTGGAGCTAACCAGAAAATCCTTGAAATTAGGTTCATTTAATCACTCCCCGTAAATATCAATGTCTTGTTGACTTCGCTGACTGTTGGCCGTGTCCATTGTTTCCTGGTTGATCGCCTGAATCATATTCTTAGCATCGACCTCTGACATATTGAAAGCCTTCTGGATAGCGTGAGCCTTGCTGACAATGCCACTGGCCAAAGCCTTGGTCCAATAGTCCAGCTCATTGTTTTTGTCTGTAAAGACACCGTCGTCAAGATTGATAGCAATCTTCTCCATTTGAGGGATTGGACCATCGTACAATTCATAAAGACTACCAAGCTCACAGATTGAGATAATCAACTCTTTCAAGGACTGCTCAACTAGTGAGACAATACTGTTTCTCATTTGATATGTATCAGAGTTTTCAGAAACAACCTCGGTCGCAGTCTTCAAGCTCTGGCCGTCAAATGTAAACATCCCAGCTGATACACCTAAAAGCATTTCAAATAGGCTCAAGCCTTCGTTAATGGTCTTGATGTAATCATCTGCTCGGATTGCAGTTGTTAGGTCTGTGATGCTTCCACCGTCCATGTCGCTCGTTGATAAGCGCAAGTAGACATTTTGCTCTGTGTCAAATCGCTTGACAAGTTGGACGTCTCCGTCATGATTAACCATGCGAGTCTCTGTGAGGTTCTCAGGAACCGCCACTCTGCGCTGTCCCATCTTGACTTCCCACTTGAACTCGTCATAGGTCGTATTGATGAAGTCAATCGTGCTCTTGGCATTATCGAAGATAGACAAGCCCAAAGGACTATTGATGTCTTTGTTATTCATGCCTGGAGGTTTTAAGTAAGAAAAAAGCGGTCTTGTTAGACCGTCAAGTTCGACTTGTTCTTCTAAATCCTCATAGACTTCAGCTAGAGGTACACGTCCACCTATTTGTTCAGAGCTTTCAGACCTGTATAGCTCGTTTGAAATAATGTATTTCCCATCTTTCGCCCATTCGTGAAACTCAATCAAGGTGTAGTAAATGTTCTTCTGACCTGAAGTCTTAATCGTTTTAGTAACAATAGCAGCGCTTGAAATGTCCTGGGTGTTAGACTGCAAAGGCAAAAAGACAGGCGCTTGTACGAATGAAACTCGCACTCGTCCACCGTCAACATAAGGTCTCATAGCAAGACCACCAAGGGCCAAACAACTCTCAAGATAGCGCTCGAAGTTCTTATTGAAGCGGTCATTTTTCAATGTCTCTTGAATGAATTCATTTGCTTGTCCGTCGTCCAATTTAATTGAGGCTTGCTCATTAAAGACCAGACTAGCAATCTTCTTGGAAGCGGTCCGAGCGATTGGCAAAACAGTCATTTCTCTCTGCTTCATCATGCCGTCTGTGTTCATGTAAGTGACCTTCCCAGCGTTGCTTTGATAATATCTTAGGTTCTCGTTAATCCGTCGATACTCTGCACTTGTTACTGCGATTTTAGGATGGTCTGTGATACTTGCCAGACTTTCTGTCGTCATTCTGTATTGACTCCTTTTTATTAGATTTTTAATGGTTTGTATAATTCCCATTCTATGCTATGCTCCTGTTAAAAATTAGCGTATTTCTTGTAAAAGGCATTGACGCTATATCTGAACTCGTCCATTGCGTGGTTGTCTTTGTCAATCGGTCGCCCGTTATCATCTCGACTATAAAGACCAATCTCTTTCAAGAAATAGTAATGGTCGTACTCTTCCTCAGAGTGGTTGATAAGCAAGAACTGACCTGAAGAGATAATGTTTTGACCACGCTCAATACCTACCTCAATGCCTTTTGCCTTGCTGCTGACATCGTGAGCGTTGTTCATTGCCCCTCTTGTCTGAATTCCTAGCTTGTGCAATTCCTCTCTCAAGGATCTACACGCTGGGTCAATCCAGACATCGGTATAACGCATTTGATACTTGCTAACACACCATTGAATAAACGCTCGAAGCTCGACCGCATATGTAGACATGGCTTTGATTTGCCCAGTCTCAGCTCCACTATGATAGTAATGAGCCACACGGTTGAGCCTGAAGAAAGTCTTACCGTCCTCTCTGTGCTTAGTCACAATGTTACATGACATCGAGGTGGCGTCAGATTGCCCACCATCGCCGCTGAAATACATTTCCATAGGTTCGTCTACCAAGTTGTCCTTGATGTTCTTTTCAAGGTCAAATAGGCCGTAAATAACGCCCTGAGGCATCACCCTCTGACCAAGCACGTCTCTCTTGTAGAGGTAAGGGTTTTTCTTCAGCGATTGGATGATGGATTGCTTGCGTTCTTCGGATAGAATCGGATTGTCATCCATGGTCCAATGCGTCCAGCGTGTGTTCTGAACGTCAAATACATCCTTAATGACTGGATGTTGAGGTGCTGGAGGGTTTAGGTCGGCTAGATGATATCTGAGCTTAGCGGCCCACGTCCGTCTGAATGCTTCCTGAATAAAATCCATGTTCAGCAGATTGATCTCACAAAAGACTACCGAACCCAGAGACATACCAGTAATAGCCCCTACACTGTTGGCTTTACCGCCACCTTTGTAGTAGACTCGCTTTGTCCCGTTTGGTGTATCAATTAAGAGGTGGTCTCCATGTTCATCATGCTTGATTTTACAATTACCGTCGAAGATGTGCATTAGACCTGTACCGTCACCGTCGATAAAAAGGCGGTAGGCTTGCTCCTGGTTGTATGCAGCGATAAGATGGTTCTCGTCTGGTGACTCAATCAAATATCTTGCGTATCTGAAATGGCCTGCGGTTGTCTTACCGCTTCGAGGCGTTCCCTCGTTTACTTCAAGCTCATAGTTGAATGGTCTGCGGATGATGTCGGCTTGTTTTCTCGAAAACTTAATCTTCAACCTCGTCACCACCCTTCACGGCTTCAAGTAGAGACTCCATAAGCCCAGTATTGGACTTAGGTCCTGAAAGCTCTTGCTCTCGTTTCTTATTATCCAATTCAAGACGCTTGATACGTTCTTTTTGTTCCTTCTTATCAAGGGTGTCCTTGACATCTGTCGTAGTCAACTTGCTAATTTGTTCAAAGGCTCGGACATTCCCTTTCATAGCTTTCTGCATCATGACCATAGCCAGGGCCATTTCATTGGTCGAGTCGAAGCCTAGCTCTTCGAGTTGCTTCTTCACGTTTGGACTTGCAACTTCAGCTTGCAGGATTGTCTCGAAAGCCTTTTTTAGGTTCGCTTTTTTTCTTCTCGCTTTACCTGAAGCGACTCCCGCTTTTTTGGCACTTTCTCGGCGTTCGCTCGGAGTTCGTTCTGAATTTTTTATCAAGTTTTGCTCATTAGCCATCGCCTCACTTCCTTTTCAAAAAATACAATCAATTCAATTTGACAGCTTCTCTTCCTGTCTCTTTTTCCCAACGTCTGATAATCAAATCGACGTATTTTGGTTCTAATTCATTGATATAACACGTCCTTCCTAGCCTCTCGCAAGCGATAAGAGTTGAACCACTTCCTCCGAAAACATCCAAAACAACATCGCCTTTCCGAGTTGATGACTTGAGCATAAGCGCTACTAGCGCGAGTGGTTTGGGAGTTGCATGTCCACCTGCACTCTCTCTCTCATCCCCACTCGTTCTACTAAAATGTAGCACATTATTGAAATTTGCATGTGTCGCATCAAAGAAAGCGCGGCTCTCGTTGTAGTCCTGTCTGAGACGGTCGTAGTCCTGTTTGAGACGGTTGTAGTCTAAGTTCCATTCGTTTCCATAATAGTCCGCTATCTTCTGGAATTGTTCCAATGGTATGAACAACCATTGGGCCTTTGTAAACCAATGTGAGTACATACCGACTCCTGTTATTTCTTTCAATTTCTTTGATGTCAATCCTACGCGCTCAGCAGCCTCTGATAGCGGCTTCCTGATCACCTCGTAACCTTCAAAATAATTATTCAAGTTTGTGTTAAAGCCTTGGACGCCTTTCATCACAAAAAGGCATTTTTCATCTGCTATCGGGTACATTCTGCTATGTTTCGCCATTTGCCCTTGAGTGTTTCCTTTGTCCCAGGTCAGAAGGTTTCGGAAGGTGATTTTCTGTGCCTCTTTCATCGGACGCAAGATATTGCTGTATAAATCCATGAGTGGCTCGTCTATCCCCCAACAATACCAGCTACCGACTTCTCGCATAGCGTCGAATGTGATAGGTACCCATTTCTTGTTGAATTCTAATAAATCATCATAGTTCAAATTGTCATTTTGCACCCCATCCTTTTCCTTTTTCATGCCGTAAGGCGGATCTGTATAGACTGTATCGACCTTGACACCATCTAGCAATTTCTGAATATGCTTCGCATCTGTGCTATCTCCACAAGATAGTCTATGCTCCCCTAATTGGAAAATATCGCCTGGTTTAATGTTTGTTTCTCGTAATTCCTCGTCATATTCATCTTGCTCTACCTCTTCGATAGCTTCTTCAATATCTTCAAAATCAAAACCAAAATCTTCCATATTGATATTTGTGATGTCTTCAAGTTCTAACTCTAAAATATCCATATCAAAGCCTGAATTCATCGTCAACTTATTGTGCGCTAAAATGTACGCACGCTTTTGCTCATCCGTCAAGTGAGATAGACGAATAATCTCAACTTCGTCATAACCTAGTTCTTTCAAAGCGACAAATCGTCCGTGCCCTTCGATGATAACGTTGTGTTCATCAACTGCTATCGGGTCATTATTCCCAAACTCTAGAATAGACTTCTTGATCTGTTCAATCTGTTCACGAGGGTGCAGCTTCGCATTATTCTCATACATTTTGATTTTATCTATAGCCAACAATTCAATTTTCATCATTTTCTCCACAAAATAAAAACCACTCAAAGAGTGGTTTGATATGAGGCGACTACTGACCTCAATTAGAATCGATATTATATTCTTACCTTTTCTTATTTATTTTTTTGTAGCCTTTATGACGACACCTGGAATCGAACCAAGGACACTTCTCAAAGGGAGCAACAAATAGAAGAGAGTGCCAGAACCCTTCTCGTCGTCTAAAGAGGCTTTCGCCTCAATTTTCATAAAGGAGTATCATCTGCCGCAGCATTTGATACTACCATTTTATCAGAATTACAAAACTGTGCTAACAAGTATCATTTTTTTCTGTACGGTTTTGTAAAGTTCAATTTAGTCCCATTCTCTCCAAAACCTCATCCAGCTCAGAGATAGCCATATTCCGCCAAGTATAGAAAGTTGTTCTGCTGATTTCCATTTTGTCACAAATATCATCTACATACATCTTATTGATGTAAGTCATCCTCAAGATTGTTCTATGTTTTGGATTAGTTAGCTTGTTGATCATGCGCCCTAGCTCCAGTTTGCGATCGATTATAGCGTTTGTGTCTTGCTCGATTGCGTCCTTCATGGTTATTAGTTGAGCATAGACGTCGTCAATCTTCCTAGGTTGGCCACCTTTAACCTTAACCTCGGACCAGTTTGGACTTGAGAGCAGGCCAGCTTCAAGTTCGTTGATTTCGTCTATTCTGCTCTGGATATCCATGTCGAGGTTCTGCAGTTCGCTCAAAAGCTCTTTTGCCTTCACTCTCTATCTCCTTTATGATATAATATTAGTATTGAAAACGTTGTCGGGGTAGAGTGAATGCCTCGGCTTTTTTTATTTTAGTAGCTATTGAGTATCCTCATCGTCTTTTCATAACTTAGATGTACTTTTGCTCTTTCCTCCTCGTATCCGAATACTTTTGGAATTCTGAAATAAATGATTGTAGCGTTGTCAT